GTCGTGGCCGATGCCGTGGTCGACGTCTTCCCGCTCAACTCCAACCTGATCCGCGGCTCAACGCGGCTCTGGATCAACTATGCGCAGCGCAATCCGCTGTTGCAGCAACCGGACTCGATCCACGCGCCGATCACCGTCTCCTGGCGCTGCTTTACCGCCAACTGAAATCACCCAACGCACGGACCGTCTTGAGGCGGCCTGCACGCCCGCGGCTTTGGCCGCATTTCGCCTCCACTAATCAAAGGATACCCAAAACATGACCGCAGGTCTTGTAAGTTCCTCGCTTGGTTCCTCGCTATTCATCGGCACCACGGCGACCCTCCAAACCACCGATAGCTACACCGAAGTCGCCGAGGTCGTCAGCATTCCGGTGTTTGGCCTCGCCTATGACAGCTTCGGTTTCACCGCGCTATCGGACGGCTTCGAGCGCATCTTCAAGTCGACCGGCAAGGGCGGCACGCCGTCTGTCAGTCTTGGGCGGCAGGCAGGCGACGCCGGGCAAACCGCAATCCAGAACGCGCTTCCCGACCATCTCGATTACAATTTCAAGGTAGTCCTCAACGACTCGTCCGGCACGACCGGCTCGGTTGGCACCCTCATCTATTTCAAGGCCAAGGTGCTGTCCTACTCGACCGGCCCGATCGCGATCGGCTCGGTGGTGATGTCGACGGTCGGCCTCGGCATCAATGCATCGTCCTTCATCTACGTCGCGGCGACCTAAGCTTTTTCTTTTCTTCATGCGGCTTAACAGGAGTTCTTTTATATGGGCTACGATATCGGCAGGCTTGAGACCAAGAAATTCGCGGAAGAGGGTGTCGATTTCCAGATCGTCAGCCCTCTCTCAGGCCCGGTGTTTGATGATGACGGCAACCCCGTCACCATCAAGCTGGGCGGCGCGGATGCCTCTCGGATCAAGGCCGCCGTTCGCGAGCGCCAGGCGAAGCGCCGGGAGGAGGCCGACAAGCTTCCACCCGGCACGCCAGCGCAGGAATACACATGGGAAATGCGGGAACAGGACACCATCGAGGATCTGGTGACGCTTACCTTCGGATGGTCGGACAATCTTGAACTCGATGGCGGGCCGTTCCCGTTCAGTAAGGAAAATGCGCTGGTGCTTTACACGCGCTTTCCGGAGATCGCCGAGCAGATGACGGCGAAGGCCACCAATCGAATAAATTTTATGCGGGCGTCGTCGACGAAATAGTCGCCTACGCCGAGGTCGAAATTCCGCGGCGGCTGGGTCACGAAATGATCCAGCCGCATTCGCGTTTAAGGCCGACGCTTTTGGCGGTGTGGCGCTGGTTCAGCGATCTGTCGGAAACGCGGCCATACAAGAAGGTCACCGTTCCCGAGCAGGTCACGATCATCGTCAACGGGATGCCGCAGAAGGGTCTCGGTTGGCGGGCCATCGTCGAGATCGAGCGGCTGACGCCGCAACAGATCGAAGCGTGGGCGCGACTTTCCGGCGTCGTGCTTGATGTCTGGCACGTCGTCGCGATTACGATGATGGACTCAATCTATGTTCATGCGGCCAACCATCCGCCGGTCGCTGCGGTCAAGGCGACCAAAAACAACATGCTCGAATTTTTCAAATCGTTCGGAATGAAGGCAAAACCTAAATGACGGATCTGGCAACAGTCGGCTTTGGCGTTGACACTTCCGGCCCCAAGCAGCTTGCCGACTCGCTCGACCAGACCACGAAAAGCGCGCAGAGCCTCAACACGACGCTGGATCAAACCACGGCGGCGAGTTCTTCCGCCAGCGCTGGCCTTTCCAGGCTTCAGTCGTCGACCGCGGCAACCACCGCCTCGCTTGCCGGCACCAAGACCGCGCTTGATGGCAATTTCGATGCCATGGGCCGATACCTTGGCCCGCTGACCGCGATTGCGGGCGCGGCGCAGCGCTCCGGCGTTTCGATAGACCAGTTCAATCAGAAGACGCTGGCGACCAAGGCCGCGGTAACCGATTCAAATACAGCGACAACCGCGTCGTCAGGCATTTTCAGTTCGCTTGCCTCGGCGCTCGGCCTAACCGGCAATGCCTTCGCGGGCCAGGCCGGCAAGGTCCACGCATCCGCGGCGGAGCATGTCGCGCATTCGGCCGCGACTCTCGAGTTGCGCGAGGGGATGCACGCGCTGGATCCCGTGCTGAATGCGCTCGGCATGAGCTTCTCCGGCCTGACGCAATTCACCGGGGCAAGCCGCGCCGGCATTCTGGCGCTCGCCGCAGCCGTGGCGGGCACCGTCGCCATCGACATGGCGAAGGCCGACGACGTTATCCAGACGACCAGCGTGCGCCTGCAAGGTCTCGCCGGCGTCAAGTTTGGAACGCAACTGCACGACGGTCTGGTCAGTATGGCCGGCGATATCGGCAAGGTCGCGTTCGACCTCAATCCCGCGATCGAATCCGTCACAAAGCTCGGCCAACAGTTCGCCGCCAGCAACCAGAGCCTAATTTTTGTCGGCGGTCTTGAGGGTATCAGGCAAAAGGCACCCGAAGTAACTGCCGCAGTCCAAACGCTGTTCGAGCAAATGCGCATGGGCGGCGCCAGCGAGACCGAGGCCACCGCCGGCGTCAATGCGTTCTTTGCAGCAGCGCAGAAAGCTGGCGGCGTTACCGGTGATATGTTCCGGCAACTCGCCACAGTCGCACCGCAGGCGGCGCAAAATATCGCGCGCGGCCTTACCAACAATTTCAGCAACGGCATTAACTCGGTCACCGCGCTTGAGACATCGCTCGACAAGGTGCCGCTGTCGCTGAATGGCATCCTGACGGTGCTCGGCCGCATGGCGGATGCCGACGCATGGGCAAAATGGAAGGCAGACCCTAAGACGGTCGCGGATGCCGTCAGCAACCTGAAGATATCGTTCGATCAGCTTTGGAAAACGATGTCAGGCGGCCCCACTTTTGACAAGTCAGTCATCGCTCAAATTCAGAACGTGTCAGCGGAACTGAAGCAACTCAAGAAGGACGCCGCTGATGCTGGCGGCGGACAGCAGGGGTTTTGGACGGCACTTAATAAGGACGCCGGGACCGACTTTGATAAGTTCCTGGCTAACTTAAAGTCCATTATTTCCGATGGTTTCAAGCCAGTTCAAGATTGGCTCGACGCGCACCCGATCACAAATTCGATCGTCAAATGGCTAAGTGCGACGCCGATCGCGGATGCTGCCCACCTGTTGAACGCTGGCATTGATTCCGTCATCGCGGCGCTGGTGCACTTGGCTGACGGGACAACACTCAATAGTTGGGCTGATGCAGCGATCGCACAATTCACGAGCGTAGGCTCGTCGATTTCCGATGCCGTCGTCCGCTGGGTAAATGCGCTGTCGGAATTTGGTGGCCAGGCCGTCACATCGATGACGGAGGCGTGGAACAACGTCGTCAGTGCGATCTCGGCTGGCGTAAGCGCCGGGCTGTCGCCGATCACGCAATTTGTAAACAATGCGATCGTGCAGCTTGAGTCGCTTGCCCAGAAGGCGATCTCGGTCGCAAAGACAGTCGCCAGTGCGATCGCCGGCATGGCCGCGGGGGGCGGCGGAAACGCATCGAGTGCCGGCGGCGGCAATCCTGGCACGACCGACGCATTAGGGAATGTCTCGCCTGGCAGCAGTGGCGGCGCCGCTGACGCCTCGATCAGCGCGAGCAGCAGCGGCGGCAGCTCGGGATCTAGTGCTCCAGCCGATACGGCCCCGTCGGCGCCAGATATCAGCACCTCCGGCGACACCGGCATTTTGCCGGCGTTCGCCACCGGCGGCGGCTTCACCGTCGGCGGTGACGGCGGAACTGACACCACGCCGGTGGCCTTCATGGCGACCAAGGGCGAGCACGTCGATATCTATCACGGCGAGCGCTCTGACAAGGCCCAGCCCACTGCGGGGATAGCCGCAACAGTTTCAGCACCGACCGCCACCGAGATCGCAAGCGCAGTATGGAAGGACAATACGTCGGCCGGAGATTTCACTGCCTCTAACAGCATCGGCAGGTCGGTCATGGCTGCCGGGCCCGCTGGCCCGGCCGGCCCCGTTGGATCATCCGCTGGAGCCACGGCCGGTGCCGTCGGTACCTCTGGCATAGCCGGGCCCGCTGGGGTTGCCGGGGCCGCTGGCGCTGCCATGGTTATGGGTGAAGCTGGGGCCGCAGGCGAATCGGGATCTGCTGGGGCAGCCGGTGCCGCCGGGGCTGCGGGCGAGGCTGGTGCCGCCGGCGCGAGCATCGAAGGTGCCATTCACGACACCGGGTCGGCGATCGAATCTCTCATCACCACCAATAACCTTTTACTGACGCAAATCAGCACCAACACCACCAATAATGGATCATCCGGAAGCGGAAGCGCCGGCACAACGAACACAAGCACGGCGCCGACCATCGCGGGCGAAGCTGTCGCCGGGACACCCGGCGTCGCAGGTATCGCGGGGATTGCTGGAACCTCTGGCGAAGGCGGCACTGCCGGAGCGGCGGGCGAAGCAGGGGTTGGGATTGCCGGCGCCGCCGGTGATGCAGGATCCGCTGGTTCTGCTGGGCCCGCTGGCGCTCCCGGCGCCGCTGGGGCCGATGGCATAGCGGGATCGGCCGGTGCTGCCAGTGCTGCGGGCGTTGCCGGGGCAATTGCCGCCGGGGCCGCTGGGCCCGCGGGTGTTGCGGGGCCTGCGGGATCATCCATAGAGGCCGCGCAGCCGGCCAATGATAACGCCGCGCCTGCGTTCAATCAGGCATCGCCGGACGTCGCCGCGCCGGCGCCTAGCCCGTTCGCGCCTGCCGGCCAGCCGATCCTCGGTGATGACGCGAAATGGGCCGATCTGCTGTCCGCCCACATGGCGGAAGATTTTAACCAGCAGACCAGCGCGCTCGAAGGCGCCATTCGCGACGGCGCGTCATCGATCGAGTCCCTGATCACCAACAGCAATCTTTTGCTGACGCAGATCAGCGCCAATACCGTCAATGGAGCGGGCTCCGGTTCGGGCACTGGCACGGCGGGCACCACCGCCGCGACAGGCACGACGCCAACGACGTCAGCCGCGAGCACGACGGCGGGCACCGGACCGTTTGGGCAGACGACGCCAACCGGCAACACAACGCCCGGGTCAACCGGCGGCTTCACCACCCAATCCGGTGGGGGCATGGGCGAGCAGGCTGCCGCCGACGCCAAGAAGGCCGATCAACAGGAGGCGGCCGACCAGAAGACCGCCGACACGGAGCAGGCGCAAGCGGTTCAGAAGGCCGCCCAGCAGTCTGCGCAGCAGGCGAAACAGGCGACTGCGGCCAAGGCGGCGGCTGCCAAGACCGCAACCTCCAGCATGGGGCAATCCAAAGGCCAGCCTGCGCTGAACAGCACCGGCGCACCAATTCCGGGGTCGATTCCCACCGGCCCGAATGGCGTCTTCGGCAGCCCGAACACTCCGACCGGCACAGGTGCGCTAGGACAGGACGCGACGGCCACCGGCAGCAATCCGACGTCGGCGAGCACAGCGCAGTCCTTCATGGATCAGGCCAGCGGCGCGCCGATCATGCAGGGAACGCCGACCGCGCTTGGCACCGCACAGCAATTTCTGCAAAATCCGTTCTCCGCGCCTGCATCTGGCAGCAGCAGTGCTGTGCCTCCCGGGCCGAGTCCGTTCGACACGGGAACGGCTCCGGTGCCAGCAGCTACGCAGCCGGGCAGCCCGGTCCAGCCACCGGCGCCGCCTCCTAACATTGCGACGAACGGCGACACCGGCATCAGCGGCGGCCTAAGCGACATCAAAGGCGCCACCAACCAAGGCACGCAACAGACCACGCAAAGCATCGAACAAGCCGCGCAACAGCAGCAGCAGGCAACCCAGCAAGGTGCTGACCAGACATCGCAGGCAGCCGAGCAGGGTGCACAGCAACAGGCTGCCGCGACCGATGCGGCGAGCGGCGAGATTTCAAATGCCGTGACCGGCAGCATGACCGGCATCGAGGGCGCTATCAGCGCGCTTGGCAATATGCTGGCACCAACTCCCGCGGCCGCAGCTGATCATCCGCCGCAGCAACAGCCGCAAGATCAGCAGCAGCCGCAACAACAGGCGCAGCCAACGCCACAGGACCAGCAGCAGGGGCCGCCCGCGCCGCCACCGGGGGAAACAGGCAGCCCGTTCCAAGGGCCCGCTGCGCCGCCTGCAAGCCCGTTCCAGAGCACTGCGCCAACTGCCGGCGATAGCGGCATCGGCAGCGGCCTGAGCGATCTGAAGTCCGGCACCGACACGACCAACCAGCACCTTTCGGACGCTAACCAGACGCTTGGTGACATCGCCAAGTCATCGGACCAGGTGCCGCAGAGCATTGATCAAACCGGCCAGCAAACCACCCAGAGCATTGACCAGGCCGCTTCGCAGACATCGCAGAGCATCGACCAAACCGGCCAGCAGACGAGCCAGAGCATCGACCAGGGCGCCCAGCAGGACGCCTCGGCGACACAGACCGCAGGCAGCGCCATCCAACAGGCAACGACCGACGGGGCCAGCGGCATCGAGGCTGCGATAAACGCGCTCGCCAGCGCGCTGGATTCAAAGCAGCAAAACCAGCAGCAACAAACCGTCCAAGATAATTCCTCATCAAGCGGCAGCGGTTCCGTCAGCGACACGTCGGGCGGGAGCGGTGGCAGCTTCGGTGGTGGCGGCGCAAGCGGCGATTTCA